ATAGATTCAAAGCAGCAAGAAATAGACAACTGTCTTTGCATAGTAACAGGAGTTATAACCGGGGTGCCTGAGACGTATGAGAAATCTGCAAGAGATGAAACACTAGAGCAGGAGATAAAAGATTTAGAAGATAGCAGAACTGCAGATAAAACACAAGAAGAAATTACAGCGATTGAGGCTGAGATACAAGTAAAGATTGAAGAGCTTCATGCACTTCCACCAGAGGTTATAGATAATACTGTTTATTGGGAAGGGTATTATGGAAAAGGAGGACTGTGTAAAAGAACTTCTTACAATACAATAGGTGGTGTTCACCAAAACGGAGGCACACCTTTTAGAAAAAATTATGCAGGGGTAGGCATGACTTACGACCCTGTAAAAGATGCGTTTTATGGACCGCAACCATTTGAGTCTTGGACTTTAAATGAAGAGTCTTGTTTATGGGAATGTCCTGTAGAAAGACCAGAGGGAGAAGATTGGTGGTGGAAAGAAGACACTGGCGAGTGGGTAGATTATTTATATTTATCTCAGCCTTATAACTCAGAGCCTCCATATCCAAGTTGGTCGTGGAGCACAGAAACAGGATGGACAGCTCCAGTAGAAAAAGTAGAAGGAAGAGACTACTGGTCAGAAGAAAATCAAATGTGGTTATTAAATTGGGTTGGCCCACAACCTTATCCGAGTTGGAACTTAGAAGATGTTGATCCTGTAATAGAAGGAGATATAGTAAGAACAGAATGGGTTGCTCCTACACAAATGCCTACCGATGGATTTTCGTATATTTGGGATGAAGAAACTTTAACTTGGATAAAACAGTAAAATGGCAACAACAAAAGTAAGAGGAGAAGTAGTAGATTTTAACCCTGGAAATCCAGATTATATTCTTGATTCCACGAATGCTGTAACTGTTATTAACTCTGGAGGTAATCAATACAACTTTAATGGAGTGTATGGAAAATTTGGTGCTAAGATTGGTACTATAACTCTTACTGGCGTTCCTGCAGGACATCCTATTGCTTTTATAAATAACGGAAAAACCTCACAAATATCTTATACAGGAACTGTAGATGAAGGAACTGCTACAGGGCCAGATGGAAACACGTATACTTTTTATTCGGGAACAGTCACATTAACTGTAAGCGCTGACTTTGGAACAATTAGTTACTACTGTAAGATTCATGGTTATATGGGCGGTCAAGATAATTTAGTTTATACTTATTCAGAGAGCGGATTAAAAATCCCTACAGGTACAAATGCAAACAGACCTGCTACAGATGTAGCTGGTATGGTAAGAAACAACACTAATGAGAGTTCAGATAGCTCAGCTTCTTGTGAAGAGTATTATAATGGAACGGCTTGGCAAAAAATTAATAATGTTGCTATTCCTGTTTACTATAGAGCAGTTTTATACACAGGTACTGGGTCAGCACAATCTATTACAGGTGTAGGTTTTAAACCAGATTTTGTTTGGTTAAAAGTTAGAAGTGCGTCTGATAATCACACAGTGTTTGACAGCACACGAGGAGTCCAAGAACAGCTTTACCCTAATTTAACAAATTCTCAAAGTAATTCTGCTGCATCATTAACTTCCTTTGATTCAGATGGATTTACCATAGGTAATTCTACTGCTTTAAACGACAGCGGTAAACTTTATGTAGCTTATTGTTGGCAAGCAAACGGTGGAACGACAAGTAGTAATACAGATGGTTCGATTACAAGTACAGTACAAGCAATTGATGCCGCAGGATTTTCTATAGTACAATATAATGGTAATGGTTCGGGAGGGGCAACTATCGGACACGGTTTATCATCAGCTCCTGAGCTAACTATTATTAAGAAATCAAGTTCTACCGAAGACTGGTATTATCAATCTGAAGTTCAGTTAGGTGCTTGGGATAAAAATTTAAGATTAAATACTACAGGGGGTTTAGCAACAGGCTCAACTTTTGTTACAGGAGTAAGTAGCTCAGTGACAACATTAGGCACTTCTACTGCTGTTAACGGCAATGGTGTTACTTATATAAACTACAACTTTTATTCAGTAGCTGGATATTCAAAATTTGGAAATTACACGGGTGATGGACAAGTAGGGCAATCAATTACAACAGGCTTTGAGCCTACATGGGTGTTACTTAAAAGTACGGTAGGAACAGATAACTGGAGATTATATGATTCCACAAGAGGATTTTCTGCGGGATATTTAGAACCTAATACTAGTGACTCTGAAAACACAACACACGCTCCTTGTATAGCGGTTTCTTCAACAGGATTTTCTATAACATCAGGGGGGGTAAATGCCGGAAACAATGCAAATGGAAACTTATATATATACCTAGCTTTTAAATAATAGATATGGCAACAACAAAAATTACATCACCGGATTTATTTGACTTAGGAAGTTTAAGCTCTGCTTTAAGGTTGCCTAGTGGAACTACTGCGCAGAGACCAACGAGTCCAAGTACAGGTGAGTGGAGATATAACACGACTACTAATTATGTAGAATTTTATGACGGAGCAGAATGGAGAGATCTACAATCCGAAGAAATACCGCCAGTACCTAGCGAGAACTTTAATACGGTTGTATATACAGGTAATGGTTCTACTCAATCTATTACAGGGGTTGGATTCAAACCGGATTTTGTATGGATAAAGCCAACAAATTTTTCCGATAATCACGTTGTTTCAAATAGTACAAGAGGCGTTAATAAAAGTTTAGCACCAAACACAACTGCAACAGAACAAAGTTTAGGAGTTACATCATTTGATGCTGACGGGTTTAGTTTACCAAACTGGGGTAATGTAAATTCCAACGGCGACACATTTGTTGCTTGGTGTTGGAAAGCAAATGCAGGTACTACTAGCAGTAATACAGACGGAGACATTACAAGCACGGTTCAGGTAAACAATAAAGCAGGGTTTAGCATAGTTCAGTATGATGGAAATGGTACAAATGGGCAATCAGTAGGTCACGGCCTAGGCACAACACCAGCGTTAATTATAAATAAAGCAACTACGTGGCAGAACGCTTGGGGTGTTTGGCATCAAAGTATTCCTGGTAACGCTACAATGTATTTACAAGATAATTCTACACCAGGGGCAGCTCAACTTGGAACACCCAACTCTACAACCTTTCAAACCACTCATGTTGGAACATATACGGTTGGTACTTATATTAATTATTGTTTTAAAGAAGTACCTGGGTTTTCAAAATTTAGTTCTTACACGGGTAATGGAAATGCTACAGGGCCAGTTGTAAATACAGGATTTGAACCTGCATTTATAATTATAAGAGATATAACAGCGTCTGATAACTGGGGAATTGTTGACAATAAAAGAGCACCATTAAATCCAAGACAAACTTGGTTAAGAGCTAATTTAGCTAATGCAGAATTTACTAATACAGTAGACTCAGTAAACTTTTTTTCAAATGGGTTTCAAGTTGCAGGTACATCTGTTTCTAATTTTTTAAATGAAAGTGGTCACACATTTATTTACATAGCCTTTGCTGCTGACGCTTCAGCTGCGCCAACTTTAGCGGATAGTTTTGCAACTGCCTTATATGATGGGAATGGTGGTACGCAATCAATTACAGGATTAGGATTTTCTCCTTCGTTGGCTTGGATTAAAAGAAGAAGTGATAATGAAGACCACGCTTGGTTTGATACTCAAAGAGGCGTTCAAAGACAAATTTCAAGTAATTTGTCATCAGCTGGATATACAACAACAAATGCCATAAGTTCTTTTGATGCAGATGGATGGACTACAGGTAATAATGGAGCTACTAATGCAAGTGGCGAAAAATATGTAGCCTGGAACTGGAAAGCGGCTAGCGTACCTACAATTAATACTGATGGAACGGACACTTCTATTGTCAGCGCTAATTTAGCGGCAGGATTTAGTATAGCAGTTTTACCGAATAAAGCAGGCACACAGAATTTAGGACATGGTTTGGACGGCGTCCCGGATTTAATTATAATGAAACAATATGAAGGTGGTACAGGTAACTGGTCAACTTATAATAGTCCTATCGGAGTCAGAAACTTTATGAATTTAAATACTAATGACTCTAATACAGTTGCATCACCAGGGTATGAATATGATGCGGTAACCGCAACGACCATTACAAACTTAATATCAGGAAGTACATATAGTTATATTTATTATTGTTTTAAAAGTGTAGCAGGATTTAGTAAAATAGGAAGTTATACAGGAAATGGAGGGGCTAAATCAGTTACAGGGTTAGGGTTTCAACCCAATTTTATTATGATTAAATTGACCAACGGAGGAGGAGGCTGGATGATGTATGATAGTGCAAGAACTGTTTCAGTTGGAGATAATCCAGGGACTGCAAATGCAAGACCATATTTAATGGCTAACACTAATGGTAAAGAAAATGGTGCAACAAGTTATAATGTTGATTTAGATTCAGATGGATTTTCTATGGATACATCAGCTGGTGACTTAAACGCAAATGGAGATAACTACATCTACATGGCATTTAAAGAAAACCCAACACCATATCCAGTAGCAGGTAATATGTCATTCCTTGTTGTTGCAGGTGGTGGTGGTGGTTCTTCATCTGCCGCAGGTAATATTGGAGGGCCAGGAGGAGGTGCAGGAGGTTTGAGAACGTCTTATGGTCTTACTTCAGGTGGAGGTTCGTCTGGTGAATCAGATATTACTTTAGCAGCAGGAACATATACAATAACAGTAGGTGCTGGTGGAAGTGGTGCTTCTACAAATGCAGATGGCTCTGATGGAAGTGATTCATCAATAGCAGCAACAGGTTTAACTACAATTACATCTATTGGAGGAGGAGGAGGTGCGAAATACCTAAATCCTGGACGTTCAGGTGGGTCAGGGGGTGGAGTTTATGCTGGAAGCAGTATAGGTTCAGGTACAGCAAATCAAGGGTTTGATGGAGGTACAACTACTAGCGGTTCATCTGGAGGTGCTGGTGGTGGAGCTGGAGCAGTTGGTGTAACTGGTAGTCAAAGCTCTTCTATTAAGCCTGATGGAGGCGCTGGTTTAATTAACAAAATTACCGGAGCATCGGTAACATACGCTGGTGGTGGTGGTGGTGGACAATATATAACTGAAACAGGAGGGCCAGGAGCTGGTGGTTCTGGAGTAGGAGGTGCAGGGTCAGGTAGTAGTGGTGCGCCAGGAGGAAATGGAGTAGTAAACACTGGAAGTGGTGGAGGTGGAGGATTTACAAATTCATCTTCAACTACAAATGGTGGTGATGGTAGTTCAGGAGTTGTAGTTTTAAGATTACTTACATCTGAATATTCTGGAACAACAACGGGTAGTCCTGCAATTACGACAGATGGAGATTATTCAGTATTAACATATACAAGTAGTGGAACATACGTTCACTCATAAATAAAAAGATATGGCACATTTTGCAGAACTTGACGAAAACAATGTAGTAACCAAAGTAATTGTTGTACACAACAATGAGCTCATGGATGGTGAAACAGAAAGCGAAGCTAAAGGAGTAGAATTTTGTTCTTCGCTTTTTGGTCATACAAACTGGGTGCAAACATCTTATAATAACAATATAAGAAAACAGTTTGCTGGAATAGGCTATACCTACGACTCAGACAGTGATGTCTTTGTTGCGCCTCAGCCATACCCAAGCTGGTCTTTAGACGAAAACAGTGATTGGCAACCCCCAACGCCAATGCCAGAGGATGACAATATGTACTCCTGGAACGAGGATACTCAAAGTTGGGATTTAGTTGAACCTATTAATGATGACACAGAATAACATGAATTTAGATTTTGAACCAACGATACTAGGAATAACAGTATTAGTGCTTAGTATATCTCAAATTAATGAGGCTCTACAAAGTTTACTTTTACTGGCAACTATAGTTTATACGATCATAAAAATTTATCAACTAATAAAGAAAAAGTGAAATACTTTACATACTCAGAATTTGACTCGCCTGATTCTATCGATAGCGGTAGTAATATGGACGAATCTTTCTTACGTATGTTAGACAGCGCACGTGAAGCTGCAGGAACACCATTCAGAATTAACTCAGGATTTAGAACACCAAAGCACAACAAAAAAGTAGGAGGGTCAGAAAACTCTTCGCACCTTAGAGGGTTTGCAGCTGATATACATGTAACATCAAACAGTACAAGGTATGTAATACTAGAGGCTTTGCTTAATGTTGGCTTCAATAGAATAGGTATAGCAGATACGTTTATTCATGTAGATGCTGACCCTATTAAAACAAAAAACGTAATTTGGACCTATGCTTAAACTACTTAAAAAATTATTAGGATTTAGTGACTCAGGCGTAGATGGTCTAGGCCTAGAAATAAGAGAGCTTATAAAAGGAAAAGAAATAGATCCTCAAAAGCTTATAGAAATGCAAACTGCTATCAATGAAATGGAGGCAAAGCATAGAACAATATTTGTAGCTGGATGGCGCCCATTTATTGGATGGGTGTGTGGTATAGCCCTTGCATATAATTTTATTATAAGAGATATGTTAGTATGGTATATGGGAGCTGCATCAGCGCCACCTGCTTTACAGATGGAGCATCTTATGACTGTTCTTATCGGTATGCTAGGACTAGGAGGTATGAGAACTTTTGAAAAATTAAATAATAAATCTAATTAAATGGCAAAAGCTATGTCTGTCACTCGATACGAGAAACCTAAAACTCGTAGACCAGGAGTTCACGCAAAAACAAAATCTTCTAAAGTAAAATCTTCTAAGTATTACCAAAAAAAATACCGAGGTCAAGGCAGATAAATAATTTATATCTTTGTATAAATTAAATTTAATCAAATGGATATTAGGAAAGTATCAATAGGCGCTGATTATAAATCAGGAGCAATGCACTACATAGTAGGGCAAGAAGTGTTAGGTAAGAATTATATTATACACTTAATACAGTACGACAAAGAATCTCAAGGTTTTAAAATTTGGATTCAACATAAAGATGAAATACTTTTATGGAAGGAGTTCAACGTCAACATGCCAGTATCAATCGAATATAATATAAACTTTTAATGAGGTCACCTTTTTATTTTATCGTAAAGCCAGTAGATGACAAACGATACAACAATACTAAAAATGTAAGTGGCATTGAACTCATTACAAGTACATCAGAGGAAAATCACAAAGCATCAAATCGTGAAGGAATTGTAGAGGCTACTCCACTTGGATATACTGGAGATATAAAAGTAGGTGATACCCTTCTGGTTCATCACAACGTATTTAAGTTTTATAATGACATGAAAGGAAGAAGACAGAGTGGTAAAAGTTATTTTAAAGATAATTTATTCTTTATTGAGAACGACCAGTTTTTTATGTACAAGCAAGATGGTCAGTGGCATTGTCACGACAGGTATTGTTTTGTTAAGCCTGCAGCAAAAGAAGAATCATTTATAATGAAACGAGGACAAGAAGAACCTTTGATTGGTTACATGAAGTATCCAAATAAATACTTATTATCTAAAGGGGTTAACAAAGGAGATAAGATATCTTTTAAACCAGAGAGTGAGTATGAGTTTATGGTAGATGATGAGAAGTTATATAGAATGTATGACCACCAAATAACCATGGTATTATGAACTCAGATGAATTAAAAAAAGAAATCATACATGCAGGGCGTAGAGCTGTAGAACAGCTAATCAAGGTAGCAAAAGAAGATATTATAAAGCCTGACCCAGACGATGAGTTGGCGGCAGATAGACTGAAGAACGCAGCAGCAACTAAGAAGCTTGCTATATTTGATGCGTTTGAGATACTAAATAAAATAGATTCAGAGGAAGAAGTAATTAACTCTGGAGGACACGTAGATAAAACAAATACAAAACAAGGGTTTGCAGAACGAAGGTCAAAATAAACTTTATCAAGAGTTAAGTAATTATATTCCAACTGGTGTATTTAAAAAAAAGAATACAAGTAAGACGTGGCTCTATGGGTATAATGAAAAATATGATTTAGTTGTAATATCTAAAACAGGTCGAATAGGAAAAATTATTAGCATTAATGGTTTGGTTATTGGTATTCCGCCAGAACCTAAAGAAGTATATAAAAGAGGTAAGGAAAAAAAAGATCAATACTGGGAGCGTGAAGAGTTGCCTAGAGATTTAGCTCGTATAAATTCTATATTCCAATGGAACGAAAGACCTTCTGCGTTTAAAAACAAATGGGTTGATTATATAGAGGCTGAGTTTGACAGAAGAGAGCTAGGGCATTGGTTTCATAACAACGGAAAACCTACTTATATTACAGGTTCGCATTATGTTTATTTACAATGGACAAGTATTGATGTAGGATATCCAGACTTTAGAGAAGCAAATAGAATATTTTTTATATACTGGGAAGCTTGTAAAGCTGATAAAAGATGCTTTGGTATGGATTATTTAAAGATAAGACGTTCAGGTTTTTCTTTTATGGGGTCTTCGGAGTGTGTAAACACAGGAACTCTGGCTAGAGATTCAAGAGTTGGTATACTATCTAAGACTGGTTCAGATGCTAAGAAAATGTTTACAGATAAAGTTGTTCCAATCGCTAACAGGCTGCCGTTCTTTTTCAAACCAATACAAGATGGTATGGATAAACCTAAAACAGAATTAGCCTTTAGGATTCCTGCATCTAAGATTACAAAAAAGAATATGCATGAGGTGATGAACGAAGAACTCACAGGTCTTGACACTACTATTGACTGGAAGAACACGGATGACAACTCCTATGATGGTGAGAAGCTTTTACTTTTAGTTCATGATGAATCAGGTAAGTGGCTTAAACCAAACAACATTCAGAATAACTGGCGTGTAACTAAGACTTGTTTAAGGCTAGGTAGTAAGATAATCGGTAAGTGTATGATGGGGTCTACGTCTAATGCGCTTAGTAAAGGTGGAGAAAACTTTAAACGTTTGTTTGAGGATTCAGATTTAAAGACTCGTAATGCAAATGGTCAGACTAAATCAGGGCTGTATAATCTATTTATTCCTATGGAGTGGAACATGGAAGGTTTTATAGATAGGTTTGGGATGCCTGTATTTAGAAAGCCAGAGAAAAAAGTTAGAGGGGTAGATGATGAGTGGATAACAAATGGAGCTATAGATTATTGGGAGGCAGAGGTAGAGTCGTTAAAGAAGGATGCAGATGCGCTAAATGAATTTTATAGACAGTTTCCTAGAACCGAGTCTCACGCTTTCAGAGACGAGAGCAAGTCTTCACTGTTTAACTTAACAAAGATATATCAGCAGATAGATTATAATGATTCTCTTATTATGGAGCATCATGTAACAAGAGGTAGGTTTTACTGGAAAGACGGAATAAAAGACTCAGAAGTTATATGGACGCCAGATTCTAGGGGAAGGTTTAAAGTATCATGGACTCCTAAAAAAGGTTTAAACAATGCTAAGTTTACAAAACACGGAGTGTTCTTCCCATCCAACGAACATATTGGTGCATTTGGATGTGACTCGTATGATATATCAGGAACAGTTGGAGGTGGAGGATCTAATGGAGCACTACATGGTTTAACTAAGTATAGTATGGCAGAAGCTCCAAGCAATGAGTTTTTCTTAGAATATGTGGCTAGACCACAAACAGCAGAGATATTTTTTGAAGAAGTATTGATGGCTTGTGTTTTTTACGGTATGCCTATACTGGTTGAGAACAATAAACCAAGATTGCTTTATCATTTTAAAAACAGGGGCTATAGAGGTTTTAGTATGAATAGACCTGATAAGCATTACACTAAACTATCGAAGACAGAAAAAGAACTCGGAGGT